TTAAACCAAAAGATACATGAAGAAGATATTAGAAAAAATATTGATGAAGAAACTTTAAAAAGTTCCTGGAATAAAATTCAAGGTAAAACATATTTTCACAAACATTTTGGTTCAACAGATAGTGAGAACCTAATGTCTAAAATTAGATATTTAGTTAGAGGATGTGATTGTGATTATATTGTATTAGACCATATCAATATGGTTGTCTCTGGTATTGAAGGAGACGAAAGAAAATTAATAGATTATACGATGACCAGGCTACGAAGTTTAGTAGAAGAATTAAACTTTGGATTAATACTGGTATGTCACTTAAGAAGAATACAGGATAAGAATGGCCACGAAGAAGGAGCAATAACTTCTTTAAGTCATTTAAGAGGAAGCCATGGATTGGCACAGCTCACTGATATTTGTTGTGGACTAGAGAGGTCACAGCAGAATGAGGAGACTAAAGATATTCTTACAATAAGAGTTTTAAAAAATAGATACACAGGAGATACAGGTGTCGCTTGCTCGCTTCATTACAATAGACAAACTGGAAGATTATCTGAAGGTGATTTTACAGATGTCCAAGAATGAGAAGCATCTTGATGATGTCCTTCGTGAATACATAGAACAAGATGAAGACTTCGAACATTTAGATGACGATGATAAAATCTATATGTATTCAACTCTGAAAAAGATTTTGAAACTAATGAATATAGTTTTGAAATATCCGAATGTATGTCCAATATTATTTGTTCATACACCAAAGACTAAACAAATTTTGGAAGACGCATTTTTTCATGTGGCTCCCATTTTACCAACAATCCTAAATATAAAAATAATTGTGATGCACTAATATGAGATTAATATTTGATATAGAAACAAATGGTTTCTTATCAGAAGCAACTAAAATTCATTCAATTGTTATTAAGGACATAGATACCAAACAAATGTATTCCTATCATGGAGACAAAATTGGTAGAGGTTTATATCTTTTAAGTGGTGCTAGCTTGTTAGTTGGCCACAACATTTTAAAATTCGATATACCTGTCATTAATAAATTATATCCAGAATATAAAATTGAAGGTGATGTATTTGATACATTGTTAGTTAGCAGACTGATATGGACTAATAGAAAAGAACTAGACTTTCAAATGAAAGAACTGCCATTAAAATTAGCAGGAAGACATTCATTAGAAAGCTGGGGTTATCGGTTAGGCTTAAGAAAAGGAGAGTTTGCTAAAACAAATGACTTCGCAAATTGGTCTGAAGAAATGCAAAAGTATTGCGAACTTGATGTTGAAGTCACTTATGAATTTTGGAAATTAATACAAAAACAAAACTACTCGCAAGAGGCTATTAAGTTAGAACACGACTTTGCCAGATGTATATATCTGCAAGAAGCACATGGATTTCATTTTGATGTGGCTTCTGCAAAGAAGCTGTATGCCTCACTTGCAAACAGAAGGTTGGAGTTGGAGAAATCTTTAACTTCAGCCTTCCCAAAATGGCAGAAATATATTGGTACTTTTATTCCTAAAAGAGACAACAAAACTTTAGGTTATAAAAAAGATGTACCAGTAAAAAGATATAAAGAATTAACTTTCAATCCAAATTCAAGAGACCATATCAGTGATAGGTTAATGAACAAGGGTTGGAAACCAAAAGAATTTACACCAGATGGAAAGCCAAAAGTAGATGAAAGTATTTTATCTACACTAAATTTTCCAGAAGCAAAATTATTATCAGAACATTTTCTTATAGCTAAAAGAATTGGAATGTTAGCTGAAGGAAATAATGCCTGGTTAAAACTACAACAGGATGGAAAAATTTATGGAAGCGTTATCACGAATGGTGCAAACACTGGGAGGTGCACTCACCAAAAACCTAATGTTGCACAAACGCCTTCTGTTGGTGTTCCTTATGGTAAAGAATGTAGGTCTCTATTTATCGTTCCTGCTGGCTTTCGTCTTATTGGCTGTGACGCTAGTGGTCTTGAACTTCGTTGTCTTGCTCATTATCTCGGTGCTTTCGATGAAGGTAGTTTTGCGAAGCAATTACTCGATGGGGATATTCACTCCTACAATCAAAAACAGATTGGCTTACCAACAAGAGATATGGCGAAGAGGGTTATATATGGTGTCATCTATGGCATCGGAGATACGAGGCTTGGTGAAGTTGTTGGAAAAAGCTCCAGCGAAGGAAAAAGAATAAAGACAAATTTATTTAAAGCTTTACCTGCACTTAAAGCATTAAGAGATAATGTTATTATTGCAACAAGAAATAAAAAATATTTATTAGGTTTAGATAAAAGAAAATTAATTCCAAGGTCTGAACACTCAAGTTTAAATTTATTAATACAAAGTTGTGGCGCATTAATTATTAAGATGGCTACAATAATTTTACACAAAAAATTAAAGGAAAAAAATTATGATAAAGATACCTGTACTATGGTTGCTCATGTTCATGATGAGCTACAACTTCAGTGTAAGTCTGCTGTTGCAGATGAAGTAGGAACTTTAGCAGTTCAATCAATTAAAGATGCAGGTACTCATTTTAATTTACGATGTGAATTAGATGCTGAATATAAGATAGGCAACAACTGGGCTGATACCCATTAGGTTGTTGGTGCCCTCGGCCAGACTCGAACTGGCACTCCCAAAAGGGCAAGGATTTTCTTACCACTATAGCTTTCGCTACGCTTACGCTTTGTGGTCTGGACTATACCTTCTCCAGTTAAGGAGCTTGCTGTCTAGTCTCTACACCTTACATCACTCGAATGTCTTGGCTCGGTATTAGCAGTTAAGCCTTCACCGAATTTAACAAGTTCTACTTTTAAGCTTTCGCTTAAAGCACTCAAATTTAATTAAGTCCTTTGTGTCTACCAATTTCACCACGAGGGCTTCAACAACAAAAGACTTTTACAAAATTATATTATGTTTAACAACACAAAAGATTTCGACTTTGATTTAGCTAGAGGAGTTCATTCTGAAAAATCCATAGGTAAAATACTGGGATTAGACAAGGATAAATTCGAAGTTAAGTCTGAATTTGGTTTTTGGCAGAAGTCTGGAAATCTATGTATAGAACTTGCTTATAAAGGAAAACCAAGTGGCTTACGAAGTACAAAAGCCAAATGGTGGATACATAGATTTATGCTCAATAAAGAAGTGTGCATAGGTCAATGGATTACAGAAGTTAAAGTTCTTAAACAAATAGTCAGAAAATTTATCAAAGAAAATAAAAAACGAAAATCACAAATCATTAGGATGCTTGGAGACAACTACCAATCAAGGTGTGTCTTAATTCCTATGTCAGAATTTGTAAACCTATGGAGAGAAATTGAAATCAAAAATAAAGATACCAAGTCTAACTAAAAAAGAATTTCCATATACTTTTTATTTAGCTCATTGGATTGACTGTAATTCGACCTGCTCCTGGGAAAGTCTAAAAACTATAAAAAATTATAAGCCAACAATTTGTATTTCTACAGGTTGGCTAGTCTCAACAAATAACAATTCACATACATTCGTTAGTGATGTGAATTTTAATGAAGATGGAACTTTAGGTGATTGTGGAAACACAACAACTATTCCATCTGTAAACATAATCAAACTAACGAAGATTAGGATATAAAATGATACGAAGAATAGATGCAAAGAAAAGGACTTTAGTAGTAGATGGTTCTTTATTTGTATATAGAATTGCTTCAGCATTAGAAGAGGCAACTCAATGGGAAGATGACATCTGGACTTTACATGCAGATGCTAAACTAGGTAAAAAAGTTATTGATACTACTTTAGGTAATTATCAATCAAAATTAAATTGTGATAAAATTATTATAGCTGAAGACCATAAGAATAATTTTAGACACGACCTATTTCCTAAATATAAATCACATAGAAAAAAAGTTAGAAAACCAATTATTGTAAAACCTCTTAAGGAATACTTAAAAGAAAACTATGAAAGTGTTTCATTACCTGGATTAGAAGGTGATGATGTCTGTGGAATATTAGCAACTAAACCAGACAACAAAGATAAAATTGTAGTTTTATCAGGCGACAAAGATATGAGAACTATTCCTGGTATCCATCATTTTTTACATGATGACAGTACAGAAGTAGTTGATGAGAAAACTGCTAATTATAATTTTATGTATCAAACATTAGTAGGAGATTTAACCGATGGTTTTGGTGGATGTCCAACAATTGGAGGCGTCAAAGCTTCAAGAGTTTTAGCAAATAAAAAAGACTTACCAGAAATGTGGGAAGCTGTTGTTGCTGAATATAAAAAACAAAAATTAGATTTAGATTATGCACTTACTCAAGCAAGATTAGCTCGAATATTAAGAGCATCTGATTGGGATAATAAAAAGGAGAAGCCAATATTATGGAAAATTTAATCAGAGATATTTCTTTAATTATACTTGGAGGAGCTTCAGTAGGCCTTATTTCAGTATGGCTAGATATTAAAAGAGATAGAGAAAAAATGCGATGGGAACAATGGTATCGAAACAGAAACAAAAGATGACAAACAAAGATTTATTTGAAAGTTTAAAGTACCAAGAAGGTGGCAATCATTATTCTAAAATGAAGGTGCAACCAGCTTACTTTATAAACGAAAACAAACTTCCATTCGCAGAAGGAAACGCAATCAAATACATTTGCAGACATCCATACAAAGGCAAAGAAGAAGACATTAAGAAAGCAATTCATTACTTAAAAATGATTTTAGATAGAGATTATTCATAACCAACAAAAGGACACTTTAGATATATGAACGAAAAAGATAACAATATTCCTTTACCAGTCCTAACAGATGACTTGTTAAAGGCATTAGACCAATATTTTCCAGAGAGAACTCCAGATATAAATATGGAGCCGAAGGAAATGTACTACAGAATTGGACAAAGAAGTGTTGTTCGATTTTTAATTCAAAAACAAAAAGAGCAATCTGAAAATATAATGGAGAAAAAATAATGTGTGTTAGTGTAAAAGCTCCCAGTCCTCCACCAATGCCAGAGCCAGCTCCAACAGCTCCACCACCAGTGACACAAAAAACACAAGGTAGTGCGAGACCTGCTGGATTTGCCGAGGCTGAAGGTAGAAGCATGAATAAGGCTTCTTCTTACGACAGGAAGAGAACTGGTTCATCTAATTTACGAATACCAATTATTGGTGGTCTATAATAAATGAAAAAACAGTACGATGGTTCTATAAACCAAGGTGAGACTTTAGAAAGTAGATATAATTCAAAAGCTCAAGAACGAGAAATGTATCTTGAGAGAGCAAGAGATTGTTCTGAATTAACTATTCCTACTCTGATACCAGAAAGTGGCTCTACATCTTCAGAAGAATTTCAAACTACCTATCAAGGTATTGGAGCAAGAGGAGTAAATAATCTCGCATCTAAATTATTATTATCATTATTACCTCCTAATGCTCCATTCTTCAGATTAAACATAGATAATTTTAAAGTAAGAGAATTAGAAGAAGACGAAAATTTAAGAACTCAAATTGATAGTGGATTAGTTCAAATAGAGAAAGCTGTCATGGATGATATAGAAATGTCTAATGATAGAGTTGCTGTATTTGAAGCACTTAAACATTTAATTGTTGGTGGTAATACATTATTATTTGTAGGCAAAGAAGGTTTAAGAGTTTTCCCATTATCACAATACATTATTCAAAGAGACCCAATGGGTAATGTTTTAGAAATTATCACAAAAGAAAGTATTCATTATTCAGCATTACCAGACAACATTACAGAACTGTTAAACCAACAAACTAAAGATTATAAAACAGATGGCACTTGTGATTTATATACTTGTGTTAAAAGAGATAAGACAAAATTTCATGTCCACCAAGAAGTAAAAGGAATTAAAATTCCAGAAAGCTATGGTGAATATAAATTAGATAATTCACCTTATATTCCTTTAAGAATGATACGAGTAGACAGCGAAAGCTATGGTCGTAGCTATGTTGAGGAACATCTTGGAGACCTCATATCTTTAGAAGGATTAACAAAAGCAATTGTAGAAGGTTCTTCTGCATCTGCAAAAACATTATTTATGGTAGCTCCTAATGGAACTACTAGAGCAAAAGCAATAGCTGAAAGTGAAAATGGTTCAATTATTGAAGGTAATGCTAATGATGTATCA